ATTCTCTACTCCATTCTGCGACTTTCATTATTCGATGTTTAGAGATGCAGAAAATATGATACTGCACTTTGATAACTTGCATAACAAATTTGTTCGTGCGGCACCACGAGGTCACGGCAAGAGCCGTATTATCTCGGTCGTATTCCCTATATGGTTAATCGTGTATGGCTATCGTAAAAACATACTGATTATTTCTGATACCTTTGAACAAGCCAAAGAGTTCATTCAAACGATAAAAGACGAACTAGAAGATAATGAACGTTTGAAAAAAGACTTTGGTCTTCTTAAAGGTGATAAGACATGGGCGAGCGATAAAATCGTCACTAAGAACAAAATTCAAGTGTTTGCAAAGTCAAGCGGTCAGTCGTTGCGTGGCTCAAGCCATAACAATATTCGACCAGAAGTTGTTATTTTGGACGACCTTGAGAATGACGAAGCAGTAGAAACAGAAAACCAACGCAAGAAATTGTACGATTGGTTCATGAAAGTATTGATGCCGATTGGTAATCCTCGAACTGTATTTTTGTATGTTGGTTCGGTATTACATTATGAATCATTACTATATAAAGTATTGACCGACTCCAAGTTTAACAACTGGAATCGCTCAATATATAAAGCCGTATACACGTTTTCCGAAAGTCCTTGTTGGACTGTTTGGGAAGAAATCTTTAACGACTTGTCAGACCCAGATGCGGCGAAGAACGCAGCCGATTATTTTGAAGAACATCGAGATGAAATGATGGATGGTGTCAAGATAATGTGGGAGGGTCGTAACTTTGGTTTGTTTGAGCACATGGATTGCTCATACGAAGAGAAGATGAGATTATCTCGTGATAACTGGTATCAAGAACTCATGATTTTGCGTATGCAAGATGATGAAGCATTTAACTCCGAGTATCAGAACAATCCTATGACAGAAGCAAGCCGAGTATTTAAAGAGTCGTGGATTAAGGCTAACTATTATGACGAAACGAATTTACCTAAGATGAAACAGATATATGCATCTGTCGATTTATCAATGGGTAAATCACGAACATCTGATTATTCTGCGATTATATTTGTCGGTCGTGGCGTAGATAATTATTTCTATGTATTGGAAGCCGACATTGAACGCAGGTCACCAGATATTATTATTAATGATATACTGTTGTATCTCGACAAATACAATGGTCGTTTAGACGGTTTCATTGTAGAAGAAAACGTATTCCAAGAGTTCTTCTCAAAGACATTACAACAGACTGCTGTTGATATGGGTCTGTATGTAAACTGGATTTCTGCTCGTAGTACAGCGAGCGACAATAAAGGCACTCGAATACGCTCGCTTGCACCGAAGATAAAACAGGGATACATCAAGTTTAACAAAAACCATCGTGTTCTCGAAAGTCAACTTAAGAACTTTCCAAAAGACCACGATGATGCACCTGACTGTTTGGAACGGTGCATATCTAAATTCTTAGAAAACTCATCGACTATCAATGTTGGTGCGATGGGTACAATTCGTAAGAAACGAATGGACACACTATCATTCATGAAAGGTTGGAAACGATGAACCTACGAGAAAAAATTTACGCATGGATGAGTGCTTTCGTTACACGAGATACTATTGCCAATGTAACACAAACATGGTTTGGTCGTTGGGGTAATAAGAAACGCAAAAACACGGAAACTAAGTTGAGTGTCGATGCGTTACGAAACATGGCAAAAACACCTATCGCTAGAAGTGCTATAAACCAAATCCGAGAGGGCATCCTAGCATTGCCATGGGAGGTTGTTTCTATTGATGATAATGAAAATAAAAAAGCAATTCGCAAAGTAACCGAAATCATCAAACAACCTAATCCTGTGGACGACTACCATGACTTCATTGGTAAACTATTTGAAGATTTAATTGTGTTAGACCTAGCGTTCTTTGAACAAAAGGTCGTCAAAAGGGATAGACCTTTGTATCTGTTCCCTATTGATGCTCAAACAATCGAAGTTGTTACAAATTGGTCTGGAGATTTAAACCAACCAAGATACATGCAGAATGCCAATGGTGTTCAAGAGTGGTATAAATGTGACAAAATCGCAATGTTACAACGCACGAAATTGACCTATGATGAATTTGGTTATTCGCCATTAGAACAAGCCTACGGGCATATCAAGTATCTGTCTGAGGTACAAGAGTATGCAAACGATATTTCCTCTAATGCGATGCCAAAGTATTTGATTAATCTTGGTGCAAACGCATCTCAAGAAGAAATCGAGAAAGTTCGAGTTTACATCGAAAGCGAAATCCAAGGTCAATCCGCTGTTGCGATTGTTGGTACAACACAATTAGATGCAAAACAAGTATCTCCAATTGGTGACGAGTCAGCATCTCTAAATTGGCAAAAGTTATTACTACAAATCATTGCCACATGCTTTAATATTCCACCAGAACGACTTGGGGTTGCCATCTCAAATGACCGTTCGACATCATCTGAAAAAGATAACGAGATGTTGGAATACACAATTAAGCCATGGGCGAAGATATTTGAACGTGCCATCAATAAGTATGTCGTAGATAGACTTGGATATGGTGGCAAAATTGAGTTCCGTTTTGTGTTTACACCAACCAAGGCTCAACAAGCCGATGCCGTTGAACGAGTTAGAAAACTTGTTGATGGTAATATTATCACACTCAACGAAGCTCGTCAAGAACTAAATGGTGTTCTTGGTATTGAACTCCCTGATATTCAAAAGGGCAATCAATTGCTCGATGAATATAAATCATCTCTAATTGAACAACGAGTGACATCCACCCCACAAGATGTTCCTTTAGAGAAATCTACGGAGAAAGGAGAGACAGATAGTGAATAAGCAAAAGGTATCCTTGCAAGCTAATGCAATTAGTGTAACTTTAGATAATTTACACCCAAATGCAATGCGTTTTACAGGAACTTGTATGTTTTTGAACACACCGTCTGATTACACGCCTAATGGTGTTGACAGACCAGTAGTATTATCTTCGGATGAAGCTGAAAAATGTGCATCTACGATGAACCTTATGGGTATTAATTGCGATTATGACCCATGGTTATTCCCAGATGAGCTTATGACTACTCACAATCGAAGAAATAAAATTGGTGTTGTCGAAAAGTGTTGGGTCGATGGTGATGAGCTAAAGTTTACAGGCATCATGTATAAAAATGATTTCCCAGATATTGCAGACTTCATTAAAAAGACCGTTGACTCCCTTGGGTTCTCCGTGGAAGCCATGTTTAATCTTCGAGAACACGAAGATTATATTGAAATGGCAGATGTCGAATTTACTGGTGTTGCAATGTTGTTTAAAAACGCAGCCGCATACCAAAACACTTATATTGCTGAAATTGCTGCAAAAGCAGCGAAAGGAAAACAAATGGAAAAACAAGAAATTCAAAACCTTATTGAAGAAACAATCAAGGCTCAATTAGAAGCTAATGCAAAAGCTGAACAAGCAAAAGTTGAAGCTCAAGAATTGGCAACTGCAAAAGCAGAGGTTGAACGTTTGACTGCTGAATGTTCTGCTAAAGATGCGAAAATCGCTGAATTAGAAAAAGCTGTTGCTGACAAAGATGCAGAAATCGAAGCATCCGCAAAAGAAACACCTATTGTTTCTGATGTTAAAAATCTTGAAACAAAAGCAAAACTTGAAGCTGGTAAGAAAGAAAAATTCACAGACTTCGCAGATATGGTTAACTCTGTATTATAATACAGATATTATTTAAGTACTATTTATTACAGGAGACTACATAATGGCAGTAACTAAAACAGGTTTTATTTCTGCGGCAGCCGTTGCAGACTACAATCAATCTCACTACATCGAACTTCCTAAGTTCCAAAAAGACATGCTTGACTTGTTAAACCGTCAAGTGACAATTCGTGACCGTATCAAATCCGTAATGGCGACAGGTCACCCATCTCGCTACTGGGAACAAACTAAGATTGCACACAACGCAAAATTCGTAGATGCACGTACAGGTGACTCTGGTAAATACGGTGTTACAGGTACTTACGATGAAGACTACGGTCGTAAAGAACGTGCGTTGTTCATTAAAGCAATCACTTCTGGTATTAAATACTCCTTGTTCGACCAAGATATTGTTGCTCAACAAGGCGATGAACTTGCTAAACAAATGTTAAACAAAGACATGGCAGACATGCTTGTTGACTTATATCAAACATCCAACAAAGGTATTTGGACAGGCAATGCAACTTCTACTGAAGACTCTACTGCAACTGAATACTGTGGTTTGGCAACACAAATTACAGACTCTGTAACTGTGGCTAACCCTTACAGCTTTGCAACTGCAAGTGGTGATTTTGTTACTGATACTATTCGCACTAAAATGGCAACAAACTTGGCATCTACAAAATTCATTGGCATGCCTACAGCTATCTATGCAAACCCATTGACTATTGACTATTTAAGCCGTGCGGAACTTCGCCGTCCAAACTTTAGTGTAGACCAATCTGCTGATAAAGTTGACTTGGGTAATGGTTTCATTGTAAACACAATCCGTACTCAAGCTGGTTATTTACCTCTTATCCCAGATAACTACATTCCATTTGACCCATCCAATAAAAAACACACATTGTATGTTGTAAACGAAAACTTAATCGAACGTCATTGGGTTGGCGATTCTGAAGCTCGTGTGTTCAAAATGGGTGATACTAAAGACTTGTTAGATGAGTATGTAGCAGTATTGTTCGATGCAGTTGTTGCTAAAGGTGCAGGTGCTGGTGCTCACTTCAAAGTTGAATTTACTGAAACGTAATACGTTATAATTCAAACGATTAATCACAGGAGTGTCTTTTGACACCCCAATGTTTTAACCGAATGGAGATACATATGTTAGTAACATTAAAAGATAGTGATGCAAAACGTATTTATTTATGTGGTCGCATCATTGAATCCGACAACGGTCGCTTTGAGGTATCCGAGGAAGAATACGCTTTAAATGAAGCTGTATTAGAACCTGTAGATAAAAAATCTGGCAAAGTTGTTAAACCATTGGACACTAAACAGTCCAAAAACAAAGAAGAAACGGAAGCTGAATAACAGGAGAGTCAATATGTCGATGTACTTAGAGCCAAATGAGATTGATGAATACGCAACGATTATTCCCTTTGATGAGACTCATGTTCGCTTCGCATCGACAATGATTGATGCCTATGTTGGAACGAACGATGGTAAATCAAAGTTCTCACAAAACAGGGTAATCGAAGTTGTTCATCCAAACCGCAAGGGTATTCTGATACTTAAGAATGACCCTGTATTAGAGATTGAGTCTATCCAAGGGATTCATACACGAGATGTAAATGAAGTTGGTGTTGAAATAGAACCTTATCTGTACGATTTTGACGGCAGTAAATATGTTTATCTATTGAATAACACCGACAGAATGTCATATTCAAAAATCTTCTTGCGTGGTGCAAGATATTACAAAGTCACATACAAATATGGGTATGATGGAATACCAGAAGAAGTAAAAACTGCATGTGCTATGCTTGCCATGAATATATCTCAAGTATCAACCTTTACTGCTTTAGACTCAATGACTACACTTGATGCTAGATTTTCCCTTGCTGACCCTAATTTGTTTACGAATGAGATTAAGTCTCTATTGTCTCGCTACAGATTCTAAACGGAGGTATATATGAAAGAAAAATATACGCCTAAGTTTGATTGTACTCGGATGTTTGCATCATGGAGAGAGACTATAAAATGTGATGGCAAGAAACCTGAGTTTGTGCTATTTACACGAATTGGTCGTGGTACTAAAAGGTTTCTTGTGAATAATGTCAGATGGGGAAATCTAATGTCTGACTCTGCACTTGAGTGTGGAGACATCTGCGAACGCAAGAATGGCGATACGTTGTTCTTGGTCGCAAAAACAAACTCATTTAATGGAGACAAGGGTGAGTTTTACACAACTAATACCACAGTAAATATCTATAGTGTTTCCAACGAGCTAGACGAATATGGCAACACGGCAGGCACCACCGCTACACCTAAGGTAAAAGACCTAAAGTGTGTATACGAAGATGTTTCTGCCAAAATGCATATATTCGACTATGGATTGCTACCGACTACAACCAAGCGTTTTATTTTACCCCAAGATACCCAAATAGCACTACTTGATAGAATCGAAATCAATGGACAGTTCTTACAAATTGATGTAATCAACAAGTTCGATTTTGCTCCATTCTTGTATGTGCAATGCTCACCAGATGAGCGTGGTTAACCATGGAAACAATCCAAGATGTTGTCTCTAAGGTTGTCGAAGACCATTTATTCGCTTTAACTGAACGCATTGAACAACAATGGAGTGCGAATGACCAAGGCGAATATACTGCTCACGATATAACACTTAGAAGATATACACCAAGCAAAAACATGGTTAGACTTGGTTTAGATTTTGAGGGTCTTGGTGCTTTTATCCTTGAGTATGGCTCAGGCTCACTTATGGTGACAAACACGAGTGCAGAAATTGGAGACTTAGGCAACCCAGATGTCTCAGATTATATGAACTCCTCATGGTTCAATGATGCTAGGAGTGCTAATGGAAATGCAATTACAGGTCGTGCCAAAGGAGATATTATTCATTCCCCAAAACAAGGTGGCGAAGATACAAAATCTAGTGGTAAATTATATGGTAAAAACCTTGAGAAACCGTTACCACGGAAAAACCGCAAGGCAAAACCATTGCCACCACTAGAGCCAATGCAGCCACTACATATCGTGGAGGAAGAGGTCTTCTACTGGTGTATTGAACTTGAAGATGCAATCAATGAAGCAGTCGAAGAGTGGTTAATGAACTCAATCGAGGGATGTTTAAAAGGGGCAAACGCATGAAGTATACGGTACAACTGTTGGACGAAATTTGGGATATATTCCGTAAGGATGAAACCTTGGCTATGCTACTAAAGGTAAAAGACCCAACGAGTCTTGCTGAATGGAACACTAAAATGAGACGAGGACTAGCAGGTGCTGAACTCGTTGATGAAAAGCAAGATATTTACTTTGTTATGTCATTCATACCGTCCGTAGGTGGAACAAAGAATTGGATGGTAAATAAGAATATGCTTGAGTTTCGACTTATTGGTCGAAGCAACAATCGTAAACTAATGAATGACTTATATATCCACCTGAACAAATTGTTAAAAAAACATTACGAAGATATGTCTGTATATGCCGAGGGTTCATTCTCAACAGGCACAACAGGTCTTATTGGTTATATGTTTAGAGTTCGACCATTTACTTGGTCTTAATTACAGGAGAATACTTAATGGCACAACAAACTGGTAAAAACTTTGTTTTGAACGGTGTAGGTGAAGCATGGGCGAAACGTGTCGTAAACGGCAAGACTGAAGCCTATAAACTTGGTACACTTCAAACAATGAAACTATCTTTCAGCTCATCTGATGAAAAGGTATACGGCTCTGATGCCCTACCACCAATCTATATCTTGAATAAAGAGTCGTCTGTATCTGCTTCCTTTACTGAAGCACGTTTCAACCTTGATTACCTTGGTGTAACTGCTGGTGCTGAAATCGATAACAAAGGTACTTTGATTTTTTCTGTTGAACCTACATTGATTGCAAGCGGTACATCCTTTACTGTACCAAACGTATCCAATGTAATCCCAGAAGATACAATCGTTGTACTTGCGAACGATGTACAAATGGAAGACGAACGTGAAACTTTGGTTTATGTAAAAGCATCTCCATCCACAGGTCAATTTACGATTGATGCAAACGGTGCTATTACATTGGGTGCATCTGTAACAAACAAATACATCGAAGTATCTGGTTTGCGTACTGATACAACATCTCGCCGTGCAACAATGAAAGCAACATCTGTTCCTCAATTCGTGGAAATCCGCCACGTTTCTAACCCAGTTGATATGGGCGATGGCAAAAAAGTTGTTCTTCATACTCACATCTTCCGTGCTCGTGCTACAGGCAAGATGGATATAGACCACGAACGCCAAAAGGCTTCTGCTCCTCAATTGGAGTTTGAAGTTATGTACGACACTACTCGTACTGATGGCAAAATCTTGGAAATCACTCAAGAAATTCAATAAAAACTTATGGGGGCATCTTTATGATGCCCCTTATTTTTTATATATGGAGATTTAACATATGGCAGACACATTAATTCCTAAGAGTAAATACGTTCAACTTGGCGACAAAGAATATCAAATTTATCCAATGAAACTTGGCGATTACGCAAGAGTAGAGCGGTTATTGTCTAAGATTAATGACCAGTATTTATATTTGAATTTACCAACACCAATTACTAAGGAAGATGGTTCATTTGAGCTAGATAAGAATGGTAAAGTGAAATATGACTATGTGGCATTTAATGCCATGTGTGAACTATTTGAACTTGCCTTGCACATTCCAAGAAAAGAAGTAATGGATGTTGTTGATTTAGACAGCGGTATTGAAATCTTAGATGAATACATGTGTATCTCAGGTTTAAAAAAAAAGATAATGATGGGTCTACAGGGGATGGCGGACTCGACAATGTAATTGCATCCCTTGTTCAGCATACGAGCGAAACAAAAGCAAGTCTAATGGAATATACCTTGCCAGAACTTGAGGGTTTATCTACTGCATTAAACGAAAATAATAAACTAGATGATTCCTCGGAAGACTCTTTTGTTGACTCCAATTCGGTAACAGGAGCAGATGCCATTCGAGGTCTTTTAAGTTCTGGGTATGCAGAGTAGAATGGAGTAAATAAATGGCGAATAAAAAATTCGGATATGATATAAAAGTCAATTATGGCAATATTCATGACGATACTCAAAAGGTAATCAGAGGTCTTCAAGAATTAGATAAAGCTATCGGACGACTCAAGAATGTAAAGGATATTTCCATTAATGTTAAAGCTGGTGGAGACCAATTTAAGAAGTTAACTGAGTATGCGGCACAACTTGACCGTAGCCTTAAAACAGCATCTGCAAGCGGTGCAACCCTTAGTAACTCACTCGGTCAAGTAACTTCTAGGTTTGCAAGCGTTCGTGATATGACAAAGAACGTCTCCAAGGAAGTAACCGATGCTTCAAGAAACATTGAAAAACTAGGACAATCATTACAACGGTCTTCAATGACGGCTAAAGAACAATCGTTCTCTGGACAGATTGCAAACCTGAAACGACAAGCCGAGGAGAACTACAGACAAAACTTTGCTACAAATCCAATGGCTTATGCACAAAATGCACGAGCGTTAAATGCAGAGCTTCAAAAGTTGTACCAAGCACAAAAGGTTGTTAACTTGGCAACAAGAGAGAATATCGGTCTTTTAAAACAATGGGGCATTGATACTGAAAACGTAGGTCATAGACTTGGCTATTTAGCAACACGCATGGTCGCATCTTTTGCCTTAGATAAAACTATTCAAAGTTTTACTCAAATGGCACATGTTGAAAAAGATATGGCTGGTTTCGCCCAAGTAATGAAACATGGAACAGGTCAAACAAATGCTTTTGCACGAAGTTTAATGGAAGTTGACCCATCACATATGGTGAATGGTCTACAATTATCTGGACAAGAAGCTGAACACTTTAAGCATGAACTTGAGGAGATGCAAAGCAAACTACAAGGACTTGCCGTTAAGTATGGTACAACTAGTCATGAAATGATTGAGTCTGCAAAACTTTGGGGTCGTGCCTATAAGGATAATAACACAGTTCTTGCGTTGACAGATGCAGCTACCAAACTTGCGGTTGCCGATGCGTTCGATATTGTGTCTGCAAACAAAGCGTTGGAATCGTCTATTATGCAATGGGGTTTCCAAATTCATAATGCAAACGATGCTATGAGTGTCTCAAACCGTATTATTGACTCATGGACTGCATTAGCTCATAACTATACGGTTTCTGCACAAACTTTATCTGAAGCAAACAAACGTATGGCACAATCTGCCGCCGAAGTTGGTGTGTCATTCCATTCAGCACAAGCACTTGTTGCCGTTATGGCAAGAAAGACACAAGCAGATGGCGGCGAAATAGGTAATGCCTTAAAGTCTATCTTTGGTTCTATCCACTCAAAGAAAGCCATTTCTGCGTTACAAGACTTTGGAATTGAAGTTTATAAGGTCGGAGAGAATGGTGAAAAATCATTCCGTAAAGTTGACGATGTATTGCTTGACCTTATGATTAAGGCTCAAGGGTCAAAAGAGTCCATGGAGGGTCTTTTAAAAGCAATCTCAGGTGGTAAATGGCAATGGAATAAGGCTGATGCCATGTTGGACTTGAACGAATACCTTGAAGCATTAAAACAATCGTCTTCTTCTATGGGTTTTACAAACGCTCAAGTTGGTATGCAATTAGATACTATTGAGACAAAACTTAAACAAATTTCTGCTCAATGGGAGAAAATGACATCAAGCAGTCATACTCTTGGTTCTGCAATTAAAGCCACATTAGATGTCACATTGGGTTTATTAAAATGGCTTGATTCTATTCCATCTTCTATGTATGTTATAGCTGGTGCAACTCTTGCCGCATTAATTGCTCAACGCAGATGGGGTTCTGTCAGTCAATTAGTAATTAAGAATGTTTCAAGATTATGGACTGAAGCTACAACTCATGTAAATGGATATATTGTTGCCGCACAAGAAGCATCTGTTGCAACAAGTGGCGTTGGTCGAGCTATGGCAACAACAAGCGGTGCAATCAAAGGTGTTGGGTCTGGTTTAAAAGCACTTGCTGGTGGATGGCTTGGTATCATCATGATTGTAGCCATGGTTGTTGAGACATTATCTGACCTTTATACTGCATCACAAGATACAACTAAGTCTCTATATGAAGACTATTCAGCACACCAAAAACTAGCACAGCAATACGAAGAGACTGCCGCACGAATGGAAGAAGCTAGAGGGGTAGCGGAACAATATATTACGATTCATTCTCGATTACAAGAAAAAATAAAAGACACAGCAACATCTGAACAGGAACGAATCACTCTACAAAATCAAGTCCAAGAATCAGAACAAGGACTTATCGCTATCTTGGGTGAAGAAGAGACTGCTTATGTGCTTGCCGCAGATAGTGCAGAGGAACAAAGCCAAAGAGCACAAGATGCGATTACACGCAAGAAACAAGAACTTCAAAAGTCTGCTGAAGACGAACGTGCAGCAATCGCTGAAACTGCGAATCAATTAAGAGCGGCAACTAATGCTAATATCGACTCTCTTAAAAGCGAGGAAACTAGCTGGATTAGACGAATGGCGATACTAAAAGAGTATATCGGCTGGGTTGGTCTTGCTCAAATGGCTTATGCTAAGCTGTTACAAATCATTGGTGAGTGGAAAGAAAAACGTGCAAACGCACGGATTGAAGACCTCAAGAAACAACTTGAAGAAGATAAAGCCGAAGCCGAAGCAAGAAGAGCAGAGGGAGACCTACAAGGTGCACAAGCGTTTGAAAACCGCATGGCTGAAACAGAACACCAAATGAATATCTCTCAAGAGTCTTTATCAATGGCTAAACAATGGCAAGATGAAGCTAAAGACAGTATTGCCAAACTTAATGCACGAGCAATCGCAAACATTAAAGTTGAACAAGCGGAAAAACTTAATGAATTAAATATGACTGCAAACTCAGGTCATTCTGGTGGCGGTGCTATTGGCGGTGGCAATACAGGTGATTATGCTCGTAGCGAACTGCCAGATGGAGCAGGTGACGAATCTAAGGGTAAAAAAGGCAAGTCCTCAAGTAAAAAACAAAAGAACCCTTTGGCAGAAACAAGGGTTGGTGCAGCTATTGACTTCTTGGTTAAACAAGGATTCTCTGTAAATCAAGCATATGGCATCGTAGGTAATCTACAAGTAGAGTCATTTGACGATATTCGACCATGGGCGGAAGACGGTACAGGTGCGTACGGTATTGCTCAATGGCAAGGTGACCGATTAGAAGATTTAAAGCAATTCGCAAGAGATAATCAATCGGACTATACTGCATTTGAAACACAACTTGCGTTCCTTGTGTATGAATTACAGCACAAAGAAAAAGGAAATTGGCAAAAGGTTCTTAGTGAGTCTGTCAATGGTACACCAGAAGAATATGCATCATATTTTGATAAATATGTTGAACGCTCTTCTCAAGAGCATAACTGGGTACGGCAACAAAAGGCTCGTGCACTCGCAAACAATGGTTATGGCGATGAAGATAAAACTGCTGACAACCGTGCAGGCAAACTCATAGAAAAACAAAAGAAGATTGAAAATATTGCTTTAAAACTTGCCAAAGAACAGCTTGAGATGGAAAACGCAATGAAGCCGAAAGAGCAAGCCGATTTTGCAAAAGAGACGGCATCATTGACTGAAAAAATCAAGAGCATGCAAAAAGAGATTGATGAGTTATTGAAACTCAATCCGCAAGCGAATGTCAAGAGTCTTCAAGAAACCATGAAGAAATACGAAGCTACTATGACACATCGTCTTCAAGATAAATACCGTGATAAAGACTATGACGAAGCCGTTCAAATGATGAAAGACCGTCATGAAAACGAAGATTTAGACCGTGAAATTGCTGGTACATCTGAAAACTTCTGGGTGTCTGACCTTAGAAGTGTAAACCGTTTGGTTGAAGAGTATGCCATCAAGGTCAAAAAATATCAAGATATGGTTGCAGCCTTTAAGCGTGGTGACTCTGAATATACTGAAGCTGACATCCGTAAGGCAGGCATTGAGCTTAAAAAACTTGAGTCACAAATTAAGAAAACAGGTAATGCACTCAATAAAAACATCAAGCAACAAACACACGATGTATTCCACGGATTAATCTTTGAGGGTAAAAAGTTTAAAGATGTGTGGAAAGACTTGTGGAAACAACTTGCCGAAGATGCCTTAAAAATGATATTTAAAATCCAAGACGGTAATGGTGGTTTATTCCAAAATCTGTTGAGACGGTTTGACAAGAACTATCAAAAGGGTATTAATCCATCGCTAGATGGTAAAGATGGTAAAAACATTGGTGGTATTGACGAAAGTCTAAACCATCAAATGTTGACTGCTCAATCTACACGAAACCTTGATAAAAACTTTGAAACATTCATGGCTAATACACAAAACGGTACTGCTTGGCAACAAGCGACATTTACCGATGCGGTAATCTATGGTAATGTCCAAGGCGATGCATCCAAGGTAGACTTGCCAGAGAACACCACAGATAAAGACGGTAAAACCGATGTATCTCAATATATCAATGCTGGCATGAAGATTGCTGGTGGTGGCAATAACAAATGGATGGGTACACTTAGTACTGTCATGGGTTTTGCTAAACAGTTTGGCTTGTTAAAATTCGCTGGTGGCGGTTCTGTTGATAAAGACCAATTAGTTCGTGTTGGCGAGGGTGATAAAAAAGAATGGATTATTCCTACCTCAGATAAAGCACGAGGTCGTCAATTACTTAATCAAGCGGCAAAAGACCTTGGGGTCGGTGTCACAAGTGGTATTGAACCGAAGTGGCAACATGAGGAAACAAAACATGGTGCGATGTCGGATGCAACCAAGAGACAAGACCGCTTGATGAACCAAATGGTTGCCAATACAAATGCTATGACTAAGGGCATGAACTATATGGCAAACGGTGGTTCTGGTACTAAAGAGTCTATTGCTCAACCTGTGTTTGTCAAACAAACGATTTCAGACCAAGACTTCTTGGCTAAATACCAAAAACTCATTGCATTGGGGAAATTAAAACAATCATAAAATCGTGTTACAAAAGTCGAATGTTTGATACTATAGATAGAGGGGTATTTACCCCTCTATTGTTTTTACTTTGGAGGTCATATGGAAGACATTACGAAATACCTTGGGTTGAAATATGGCTTTGACAAAACCAAGGGTCAATACCATTGTGCAGATATATGCAGAATGTGGTATAAAGACCATGGATATACACATTGTTTTGATGATGGAAAGAAAGACCCTGTGTCGTGTGAAGATTTCCACAAGAACCATCAAATGCGACTCTTACGATACTTGTTGAAACATTTTGATAAGGTCAGAGATGCTGACAATCTTCAGCATGGAGATGTTGTCGTATTCAATGTTGATGGTGATTTACATACAGGAATTTATTTACAAAATGGACAAATACTGGCGATGCAAGTTCCATGTATCACCGATAAGTCGTTATCTGCTGTTTTTAAACGCAGTTATTGGCAACCATTGTTCTATTGTGGTTTCCGTCAAGAAAGGAATAACTAATGGCTAATTTACCTAAGTTTCCTTTACCGTATATATTTGAGGTTGAAAAAGGTCTCAAGTTCGCAACACAAGAAGTTGTATTCGCAAGTGGTAAAAAACAAGTGAGACAAAATGCGGTCACACCTGTGAGAACTTGGAATATCTCGTTACGAGGAACAACTGAGCAACAAAAGATATTTGAAGACTTTTGCGAAACCGTTGGTGGCAACACAAGACATTTTGTGTTTACCGATGAGTTTGGTAAAGAACAAATCTGCCGTTTTGCAACCAACGAGTTCAATCTAAAAGTGCTACGAGACTTTACAATCGAGAATGGCACACACGGTAATGCCGTTGGTTTTACGGCAAGCGTACAAATTGAAAAAGTAATCTAACAGGAGGATGTATGATTAATCTACCTGTTGCGTTTCGTGATGCTTTGGAAAGCGGTTCGGTGTTTGACATCGAATTATACGAAGTGCATATCCCAAACATGACATTATACTTATGCTCATGTGACATAAATATACAATTCAACGGTCATACATACTTGGCGTTACCGATACGCCGAGGTGAAATTAATAAAACCGTTGACAGTTCTATTGACTCATGCGATTTAGAAATCTCTAATGCTACTGATAAATTTACTCAACTGTTGTTCAAAGGCATACCATTCACAGGTAGTCGCATCTATATCTACAGGATTTTATATCCTGAGTCTCTTGCGAATAATCGATTGGTTAAACCTGTTTTTATGGGTCGAGTTGACTCACCAGAGCTATCTAACGATGGCATATTCAAGGTAACAGTCACAAGCGATGTTCCGAATGTGCGTGGCGGTCGTAGAACACAATACTCTTGTACATCGGTATTCGGCGATGCATCATGTAAAGCCGTTGTAAAGACAATGACTCCAACGATTACAAACATTCAGCAAACCAATAACGGATATGAAGTCACGTTAAATGCTGTGGTATCAGAACAAGATTATACCAATGGGATATTAATCGTTGAGGGCGAAGCAAGAAAAATCGTTGGTTTTATTACGGATAAGACCATCAAATTAGAATATCCGTTATTACAGGCGACAAACTTTTTATTAAACAAACAATGTACGATACAAGCAGGTTGTGACAAAACACCATCTGACTGCAAAAGACATAATAACCAAAAACGATATGCAGGGTTCTTGTCCGTACCGTTTGAATTTACTGTAAGAACTTAGAAAGCAGGTGACATATGGGTAAAAGCGGAGGTAAAGGCGGTAAAGGTCGTGTCGGTAAATTCCTTGGGATTGCTGTCGGTATTGCCTTTGGTTTTGGTGCTGGCTCATGGGCGTTCCTAGGGACGATGAAAGCATTTACCGCAGCCATGTACGGTCTCTCTCTTGGTTCTGCTATTGGTGGTCTATTTGACAAACAAAAGAACAACACACCAGAGTCTACGTTTGACTCTAAAAATAACCAAGTAACATCTGAGGGTACAATCCCAATTATTTACGGTCAATCTAAGGCTGGTGGTTTACAAACATATCACCACATGGATGTTGACGGTCGTAAATTACTAAAGCATGTAATTGTTGGTGAGGGTGAAATTGATGGATTCTTCGGTGCAACTGCCAACGGATATTTACTACCGATTAAAAACGGTAACTCTGTATCGAAGAAAGTCAATATATTCGGCATCCGAAACAATAAATGGCAAGATGCAACCGCTCAAATCACAGGCGGTTCTGCACCGTCTAAAGGCTTTAGAGGTCTAGTACAATTACCATCTACATCACAACAATCCATTTATCAAGACGATATTGACTATAAAGACTTTAATAAATACCCTAAGTTGGTACTCAAAGCAAACGGCAAAGAAACATACATTTTCTTAACCGAAGACAACACCAAGATTGACGATAAGTATTCTCTTGCGTGTAATACGTTTGGTAAAGTCTATCAGATTATCTTGGGTGATACATATTTATCCGACCTACAAAAAGACGGATGGGAACTTGTAGACCCTGTAATTTGTCAAGATTCACCGAACAAGATACAAACAACAGATGTTCTACCTTGTTATAAAAAAGACGTATTCTTCACGACAAACGGTGAGCAAGATGCCAAAGAAAGTACTGTTGTATTATACGATGGGAAACACGATGCGGAAGCTCCATCGACTTACAAAACAACAGGCGGTTATCCAAATATTGCTTACATGGTTGCAGACTTGCGTTATACTGATAAAATGGGTGCAGGCAATCCAACGATTACTGCTATTGTGCGTGGTCGCAAGGTGTATGATTGGCGTACAGGCAAAACTGAGTATTCTAAAAACCCAGCGGTGTGCTTGTATGATTACTTAACAAATGATGTCTATGGTGCTGGCAAATATATTACACCAGAGGTTCTTGATATGGAATCGTTCACGGATGTTGCAAATTATTGTGACGAAGTAATTACATATAACGACCCATACGGTGTAACGAAATCAGAAAAACGATATGAGCTTGACATTATTCTTAATGAGACAAAATCTCATTTAGAAAACATGCAGTCAATCTTAAATTCATTCCTTGGTTTTGTTGTGTTCTCAAACAATAAAATTAAACTACGGTGTGAGCGATTGGAAACACCTGTGTATGCATTTAATGATGATAATATCGTTGAAAACTCATTATCTTACAAAGGTGCATCCATCGAACAAAGTCCAAACAAGTTTAATTTAACTTATGTGGAACCTGCCTTGGATTATACTGCGGTTAAATTAATCGTTGAAGATGCAACAAACCAATTGCCACCACCGATTGGTATTGGTCGCCCTGTAGAACAAGACATTGAGTTCAAAGGTGTCCGCAGACAAACCCAATGTCTACGACTTGGGAAAATCGCACGAGACATTATTCGCTTGTGTCCAATTACGGTAACATTTAAGACAGGTCTTATGGCATCTCACCTTGAAGCTGGAGATGTTGTAACAGTCACAAAAACATACATTGATGAAAATGGCGAAAAACAAACTTTGTTTGAAAATCAACAAGTACGTATCGTTGAGATGAAAGAAGAAGATGGTACGTTTGAGATTTCTGCTAAACAATACAATCCATCAATTTATGACGATGCCTTTGGTGCATCTCTTAAAGTATTCGCTCCTACAGGCGATAATTCCAAGGAGATTAATTTAACACCTGAAACTGTAAAACCTGTAGAGAATGTATCTGTTGAACAAATCTATAGACAAAAAGTCAATGGTGTTCCAACATATGATGCTATGCTTGTGTTTACAGAACCAAACGACATCAATTATGGATATTCACAAGTCTCGGTTCAGGTTGAACGTGATGGCGTACTTGGTGATTGGAAAGTCTACGGTATTAGTCATGGTATCATGCCTGTGATTGGTCTTAAGAAAAATGATAAGGTTCACTTCAGGATTATACCATATGATTCTAAAGAGTTGCCACATGAAGAGTCAATGGTAACATACACTCATACGATTGTTCCTAAGGTTGGTAACCCATCTGCACCAGAGAATGTTGTGATTCGTTTCACTAAGGAAAATGCAACTATAGCGTGGAAACGTGTGACAACCGCAGATATAGACCGATATGAAGTGCGTTCGTCTGATTCTTTGTCTACAGATAATCTGTTGCTAATGACATCGGAAATCAGCGGAGAAATTGACTTAAGCCGAATTGGTCGGAATGGTACTGTTTGGGTCTATGCAGTTAACTCAGAGGAAGTCTATAGTGCTCCTACTAAATATGGGTATAATCTACCTAACCCAACCGCTCCATCTGTAACGATTAAATCATTCTTGCAATCCTTTAGAGTAAACTACAATGCGATTCCAAAAGGTTGCGAAGCCGTTGTTCGTATTGACGGTACAGACTACAGAACTAAAGAACCTCTGTTTGTATACAATAGCGATGGTGGTTTATATAACGTGTCTGTTGCTTTTGAAGATTACTTTGGACTTGGAGAATTTTCTCCTGAACAAACAATTCAAGTAAAAGCAACTATTGATGCAGAGATGCTCGATAGAGAAGCTCTTGGCTTAACTGCGATTGAAGATTTTGTTTCTAACATCAGCGATAAAGTGGATGGCATTAAAAATGATGTAACCGCAAATACAACCAAGATTTCAAACACAGAAAATACTTTACGGTCTGAAATCACACAGTCTAAAAATGGGATTTTAACTCAAGTTAACGCTATTGATGGTCGTGTGACACAAATGGTTCAGACTGTGGATGGCATCTCCTCAAGTGTACAAAAGAAGATTGACGATGCTAAGAGTGAGATGTCTTCTCAGTTGACACAAACTGCTAGTGCTATTCAACTAAAAGTTGAAGAAAACTTGACAGGCGACAAGCTGGTGTCGAAAATTAATTTATCTTCCGTAGGCACATTGATTGATGGTCGATTGTTGCATGTTACAGGCAAAGCCAAGTTTGACGACAATATTATCACCGATAAGATGTTACAAGCTAATGCAGTAACCGCTGACAAAATCAAAGCTGACTCCCTTAGTGCCATTAGTGCAAACCTAGGAAATGTCCATAGTGGTACAATCGTAAGTTCTACAATCAAGAATGACAATGGAACATTCTCTGTAGACCCAAATGGTAATATCCGTGGTGCGAATATCACAGGCTCAACTATTAGTGCGGACTCGATTATAAACGCTGGATTTAAAGTTAAGAATATTGACTATGCGATTCTTACTGTAGCTCACGGTCAAGATGTTCCACCGATTGGCAACTATGGCGTTAGTGAGTGTACTTTTGTACCGATTGGGTATAACTTTACGGAAAAACATATTCGTGATGAATCAACATCTAGCGGAAGAAGAGAATGGGATAGGCAATCGGATAGAATGGTAAAAGGGTGTACCGTTTATCTCCAAGGTAATCAACCAAATAACAATGATAATGGTTTTATTGTTGGCTTACAAGGTAGAAAAGCTGTATGCCAAAGTAAATACGCTGTAAAGTATACTAGCGGTGGCAATGGCGGTAATGACTGGACTAATAAGTTCCTTGCTTTTGGAGTCCTATACGTCCTTGTTATTGGCAAGAAAGGGTAACA